CCCCACTGCTCGATACCGAACACTGCACGACTCTCTGGGGCAAGACCAAAGCCTCCCAGAAAGTTAAAACCTTTCCGGCTCGCGGCGCGATTATCATTTGGCAACACGGATCAAGCCCCTCGGGCCATACTGGCTTTTTCCTAGAGTCACCAAAAGCCGGCACCATGTCGTCTATCGAAGGAAATACCGAAGCCGGTCTATCTCAAGACGGGTCCGTGGTTCGCGAAGGCGGTGGCGTCTATAAGTGCTCGCGCTCGATGAAAGCCAACGGAACGATGAAAGTCTTAGGGTTCATTAAACCGTTCTAAGGAATTACACAGCCTTTTCGGGCTGCGTATTTTTGGATATTCAAATAGCCCTTATGGGTCGGATATTTTTTATGGTAATCCGGCCACTCGGCTTTAGAGCGCATCGTCCCCCAATACCTTCCAAGCGACTTGCTCCATTTCTCTGTTGGATACTTTGACCTAAGCTTGGCCGCGATCTTATCCTTGCAGTCGGTATTCTTGGCGGCATCATATAAGTCTGCCTCGCTTTTAAAAGCACAGCCATAGCGTCCAGCGTCCCCGACACTTAGCTGATAGAGCCCGCCGGATACTTCCCCAGTCGACTCCACGTAGCGCGTCTTGGGGTTCCCAGAACTCTCGGCCATCATTACAGCCCACCAAAAGACAGACTCCTCGCAGGGGTAGAAGCTGGGGACCGGCGGATCGTTGACAGGCGGCTTCCTTGCAGCAAATCCAGATAGGAGTAAACTGATAACGGTGAAATGGATTTTTTTCATTCTCATAGGACTTTTATCTTATCAGATCTTGGATAAAGAACTCACTGTTAGGCAACTCCAAGGTAGGCTCGCAGAACGCGAGTCGCGGCTCGGGGCTCTCGAATCCAAGAAGTGCCCAGAACTTACACCTACAATCTGCGTGCCCAAAATTGTAGAACTTCCATGCGTACAGCAAGAGTGCCCATATTGCCCAGAACCCGAGGAGTGCGAAAGATGCAAAACTTGGTGGGAATTGTGCGAAGAATAGCAATTTATGCAATAAGTGCATAAAATCTGTAAGCAAATAATGTGCCAATAAATTTACACTGCCTAGCGTTACAAATCTCAGAAAAAGTTATCCACAATTTTCGAGCTGTTTTTGGGCCTATGACAGTATTTTACTGTCATAAAAATTTTTACTGTCAGAACGTAACTTTATGAAAATGATAGGGAATTAACAAAAGCATGACAGTGACAGTAAAAACACCCCAGAGGTCTATATATATTTAGGGGGTATATTATATTTTCTGAGTTACAAAAAATTTTACTAAAAAGCTATAAATATCAATAATACTAATTATACTGTCATTACTGTCATTTATATGTATTAAGTATTAGTATTTATTAAGTAATCCAGTAATGACAGTAAAAATTTCTTACTGTCATCAACCTTGGCTATTTTCGATGCAACTACATGGAATTATACGATTATGCAGTATGACAGTAAAAAAAGCTTACTGACACTACTTGTAAATCATTGAAATCAGGTTACGATGGGATTAACACAGAAAGGTGGGAGGTGGCTTGATGCCTGAATCTCAAAACTCTGGGGAGGGTCTGGAACCTTCCGCCGAGAAAAGAAAAGGTGGCCGAAAGGCCCGCGAATTAACGGAAAAGCAAAAGCGTTTTGCTCAAGAGTACGTGCTTGATTACAACGCAACGAAGGCCGCTATACGTGCTGGGTACAAAGAAACAAATGCGGATAACGTAGCTTCCGCTCTGATGGCAAAAAGTTGGGTAAAAGACGAAATCGACCGAAACAAGGCAAAAGTAGCCAAAAAGATAGATTTAAGCCTCGATACGATTCTCGCGGAGTTTAAGAAATACGCGTTTGCTAATTCCCCCGATGCCTTTGTCGTGGACTACACAAGTGATAGACTTTCCGCTCTGAAGGAATTAAAAAAGCACGTAGACATGGAAAGGGGCGCGGATGGACCAGACGCTAATCGAGGACTTGTCCTCGTTGACATCGGACGACTTTCTGGACTTACTAGAAAACGAAAAGCTAAATGATCTGGAACTTGAAGCCCTATTTCTCGCACGCATGGGTACGGATATTGAGCTTTATGCGGAGAATTTCTTCCCTCATTATTGTCAGTTACCATTCAATGAATTTCACAAGGACGATTTTGCGGCTTTTCGCTGGCGTGAAAGAGCGATACGACGGGCGCGTGGTGCGCCTCGCGGCTATGCAAAATCGACGCTCAAGGCCCTCATCAAGCCTATCCACGACCTTTGTTATGGGCTGGAGAAATTCGTCGTTATCTTTTCCAATACTGAGTCCCAAGCAATCGCAAAAATTAAAGACATTCGGGCTGAGTTACTTACGAATGACGCTCTCGTTAGAGCTTACGGAATTAAATTTCCAAGTCGTACAATCGCTTCAACGGCATTTGAAGTCAGCTCGAACGCTGGGCCAATGCGTTTTGAAGCGTATGGCTCGGGCGCGGAAGTACGGGGCATTAGGTTCGGTTCGCACAGACCTACTAAAATAATTCTTGATGACGTAGAACACTCCGAAGAAGTCTACAACGAATCCCTACGCGAGAAGCAAATGGGCTGGATGACCGACGTAATCTCTAAGCTCGGGACCATGCAGACCAATATCGAAGTCGTGGGGACGATCCTGCACCGCGAGTCGTTACTTAGCAAAATGCTAGAGAATCCCATATATGACAGTAAGCTCTACCGCGCTGTAATCTCTTGGAGCGAGCGAGAGGACCTTTGGGAGAAGTGGCGCGATATCCTTCGAGACTTAGACAATCCGGCTCGCCGCGAGGAAGCTAGAGCCTTTTACGATGCAAATGAAGGGCCCATGCTCCAAGGTGTTAAAGTGCTTTGGCCGGAGAAGGAGCCCTACTACGCGCTGATGCTCGAAATGATGGAGACTGGAAAGCGCAGCTTCATGAAGGAAAAGCAGAACGCGCCGCTAGGCCCAGACGATAAAGTCTTTGACCGGATCGTTTACTATCAGGAGCGAGTAGTAAACAACAAAGCGGGCTTTTTTATCGAACATACGCAGCAGTTTATTCCTAAAGAACATTGTCAAGCGTTTGGCGTACTGGATCCTGCAACCGGACAAACAAAGGCCAAAAGGGGCCGACTCGGGGACTTTTCTTGCCTAGTTACAGGGTACTCGGACAACAAAGGCCGGCTATTTGTTCATGATGATTGGACAAAAAGGGCTACTCCCACCAAGTTTATTGCCTCAATTTTTGACCATCACGTCGAGCATAGTTATACTAAGTTCGGAGTGGAGACTAATCTCTACCGAAATTTGCTACTTCCCAATATAATTGCGGAACGTGGTAGAATTGAGGAGAAATTAGGCAAGAAGATACACTTACCTTTTTATGATATTGAAAACGATGAGAACAAAGAAAAGCGTATTTTTACTTTGGAACCTAAAGTTACAAATGGCTGGATTTTGTTCAATCGTCGCTTATCGCAGGAGTTTATGAACCAAATCGAAGACTTCCCTCATGCAGACCATGATGATGCCCCAGATGCTTTAGAAATGCTTTGGAGACTTGTGAATAATCGGTTCAAACTTTCTGCGCTTGAATTTAATCCTATGGCAGGGCGATAAGATGGACGATAAAAGAAACTGGGCCTCGAACACCAGAACCGGCAAAAGAGTCGCCAATAACTTAGGCGTGATCTGGGGCCAAGATGTCTCTAAAATCAAGAAATATCGCCGCGAAGACTTGCACGAACTAGAGAACTATTACGAATCGAAGCAATATGATGCCCTAATCTCGTGGGATGAAGCCGCGAGCCGTATGTGCGATGGAGAGGATTTTATCGGAGTACGGAAGCGGAAGCCCCGCTTAAACGTACCTTTCGCTAAGATGATGACTAGCCGGCTGGCTTCTAAGCTTGTAGGCGATGCTACTTTCCCCACGTTTGAAGTCGAAGGGGATCCAGAGAGTACGGAATTTATCAAAGCCATTCTTGAGTGGTCAAAATTGCCACTTTTGATTTTAGAGCCTACGCGCCGGATGTTGAACACAGGAAGCGAGTTTTTACGCTTTTACTGGGTCGCTGGGCAGATAAAAATGCAGCGGTATAGCTCGAAGTATTGCTATCCCGAATTTAACGAAATGGGCCAACTGACCTTTATGAAGGTGCAATATGTTTGGTGCGATTACTCGGATCTTGACCAAAAGGGTAAGCCTAAAGAAAAGTGGTATCGGATTGACTTAGGGCAATCAGCCGACACGCTCTACGATAGCCCAGAATATAGCCCGCAAAGCGAGCCCGAGTTTCAAGTAGTCGAGACAGTTCAGCACGACTTTGGCTTTGTTCAAGGTACTTGGATGCGTCCGACTGAGAATCCCCACAGCCCAGACGGGGAAGGGATTACGAAGGATCTAACGGATTTTATCGACGAATTGAACTATTCGCTTTCGCAAAGCTCGCAAGCTATTTCATACAATCAGGAGCCAATTCTTACGATTTCCGGTATGGATATGGCCGACGAGGATCATTTAGTAAAAACTAGCGCCAAGGCGCTCAATTTAGGGCGCGATGGGAAGGCTGCTTATTTAGAAACGGCAATGACCGGCGTCGAAACCGCGATGGATATGCGCGATAAGGTTAAAACCTTAGCACAAGACTCTGCGCGGGTAACGATGCTGGATCCTGAGAAGATTGTAGGCTCGGCACAATCTGGCAAGGCTATGGAAGTGCTCCATGGTCCTATGGTCGAGCACGTTTTGGAATTGCGGCCGGTAATGGAA